ACGCAAGCTTTTCCTCGTCGCTTGAAGCAATTGGCTGATTTCCCTTCTTAATCTTTCATGTTTACTTTACAAAGCCGAAATTTGCGGGGGTGTCGAAGCTCTTCAGGACCTCAAAGTTGTCATAGGTGAAATCCGTATCGAATGTCTGCCCGTCGTCGCTGCTGTCGTCCAGGTATGAGCCGGGGAGCTTTGCCGGGACAACACCGTAATAGGCGACTTCCTGTGAGCCGACGGTGGACCCTTCATCGTCCTGAATGACAAGCATTGTAAAGCCGGTGAAACCACCGGTTTTCAGATACTTTCGCGCGTAGTTGAGCATCTCGGAGTTCATGTGGAACATTGTCATGCTTCCCGTACCCTTTGCCCCGGTGACCTTGTGTTGGGTAAAGCGGTGGCCGAGCATCCGCTTTTCCGAAACCGTCAGTTCAACCTCGGCCGAAAATTTTGAGAGCTCAAATGCTTCCCGGTTCTTCCCGTTGATAGTGATGAATCCCTTGCCCTCATGCCCGGAAACCGTATCGGTATAAAGCGTTTTTGCTTCTTCCATTGATTTTTGCCTCCCTTACGACAGATTCACAGACATGTAGACTTTTTCAATAGAATCTACAGACTGGACACCAACCGTCACCGCGACCGCGTCAGAATCTGAACCGGGTTCAACCGTCACATCATCGGCGCTGAAGTTCTGAATCGCGCTCATACTCTGCAATTCCAGAAAATACCCGACAAGAATCGTTTTGAACGCGGAGCGGCCCTCGGGGATGTTGTTGAATTTTCCCTCATACTGTGACTCGAAGATTGTGGCAATATCATTGTTGATCCCGGCCAGAAGCCGCATAAAGCGGTTTTTACGATAGGCTTTTGACTTTTCAGGCGTAAAAGTAGTCAGAGAGTCGATATCATATACCGCGGTAACGTTTTGCTCGGAGTCGACTTTGAAGATCCACTTTCCAGCGGAAACGGCCGTTTCCATCTGCGTTTTCGTCATGCGCGGGACGACGTCTACCGCGCCGTCATACTGCGCGCCCGTGTTGCTCTGGTTGACTTTCGCGGCTGCCGTAACACCCGCGACCCATGCGGTCGTCTGCGCGTTGGTAAGCTCCGTGCCATCGGAGAGCTTGACGGCATGGGCGCAGTTGATGATGTTTTCTGAATCGGCCGCGAAGTCTGCAAGCACCGCCTGAACATAGCGGCCCTCGTCGTTTACCATCGTATCGATCCACGTTTTGATTGCGGTCTGATTCTCGGCGTATGTGGCGGCCGGGTACGGATAACACAGCACGTCGAAATCAACCGTTTTTAAGGCGTTCAGCGCAGCCGTCAGCGTTTCGGCGGTATGTGTTGCGCCAAGATTATATACCTTGACCGTTTTGGCATTTTTGAGGGCCTCTCCAGCAAGAAATTTATCCGCCGCCGTCACGCCCTCCGGCCATCCCGACGCATCCTGTGCCGTGATTTCATAGATATCCCCCGCCGCGCCTACGCTGCACTCCTGCAGCAGTGCGACGATACCGCGGTCGCCGACCATCGTGGACAGCGGCGCGTTGGTTTTGAAATTGATATACATGCCGGGCAGAACTTTGTTCTGATCGGTCCATGTACCCGCCATAGTCTCACTCCTTTATCGTAAGATTCAGATTGTTCATGAGCGGGCCTATGGTCCTATCCCGCTCGGAGTACTTGACGTCAAAAGTAAAATGCAGAACGTTGTCGGTGATCCGCGCGTCTTTGTTGATACAACGGAACCGGCTAATCAGGTTAAAACCGCGCAGAAGCGTTTCCTGCATAGCGAAACAATCGGCGCGAGTTGCCTTGATATCAACGGATTTTGCCCCGGAAAAATACTGAACGTCGAGCGACAATTTGCTGTCGAACGAGCCGCGCAGCAGCCTGCCGTAATCCTGATCCGTCACCGAGATTAAAAAAGAGGGCGTTTTGAAATTCTGCGGCTGATAGAACCGGTAAACGGTTGCCGCAGGATTAAGCGCTTTTAGCTGCGTTTCTACCGCCGCGATAATATCATCCGTCATGCTTCGCTTTCACCCTCTCTATCTCTTCGTTGAACGCCTGAATCATGGCCCGTTCGACGACATTGTCTGCCCGCTCCAGCATGTGCTTTCCTTCCACGTAGCCCACCGTTTCGCCCTTGCGATTCACAACGCGATGCCCATCATTGACATACGGAGCATAATAGACGTTGTTTTCAAGCGCTTTTTGAACGCCATTTCCGGCGGATTGAACGGGCGGAGAACGCCAGCCTTTACGCATCGTTCCGCCGATTTTACCAGACCCGGCAGGATATTGGCCGACCGGAGTATTTTTCTTGACATCGCTAAGGCCGGCATTCACAGCAGAGGTCAACACTTTCCGGTCGATCTGAGAAATATCGCCGAGCATGGCCCGGAGCTCGGCACGGTACTTATCGATAGCCGCGGCGTTTTCACTCTGATTGCTCATGCCTTATCCGCCCTCGTGACGCTGAATTCCTGATTGTAAGTATAGGGAAACCCCTCACCCACGGTCAGGTTGGCTTTTGCACCGTTGCGCTGCGTGACTTCCACATAGTCCCCGGATTTGATATCAACGTCCGGCGCGCAGAACAATTTGTTTGTGCCCTCCATCGTCGGGGCCGAGTCCGTGCCGACCGGCTGGACCGTTCCCATACTGTAATGGCATTTCACTCCGGAGTATGTCGGGGTATCCGGCAGGCTGCCGTCTTCGTTATAGCGGTAAATGTCCATCGTGTCGCGCCAGAGCTTTTCATACGGACTTGCCATACTGCATCACCTCAAAACAGGCACCGGAAACTATCCATAATTCGGATATTGTTGGCGCTCACGCCGTCAAGGAGCTGCGCCTGTGAAGTCTTTCCGTGGCTGAAATTGACTTGTGCATCTCCTTCTTTGAGGGAAGATACAACGCCATTATCGCTGGCGGACGACTGTGCCGCGCTGTTGTTCATCAGCGCCGTCGCGATCTCCGCCCACGGGTATTTCAGCACGTTGGGGACCTCCTGGATATTCTGCGGCAGCGTGCAGTATTCCAGCATAATCGGCTTGGCCTCGTCGATGTACGACTGGAGGGCGGCCGCGTCCAGCCCCGCGGGAATCGTCTGCGGGCGGGACTGGATCACCGCCAGAACGTCACTTGCCTGCACTGCCATTCTTCGCACCCGCTTTCGGATCGGGCACAGAAGGCCGGGGCGGGGCGGCCGGCCGCTCGGCCGGAACATAGCCTTTGTCCCTGTACCTCTGCAGGTTTTTCGGGTCGATATTGCGGGAAATCCCGCCCTTTCTAATCAACATGTCAAATCACTCCTTAGAATTTCATGCGGCCAGACGGTCAGCCGCCGGCAGCCGGAGCCGTATGCAGATAGACGCCCCTGGCCTTGTTCTCGTAGACGAAGGCGTCGTGGTATTCGCGGAACTGGAACTTCCAGGCGTCTTTCTCCTGGTTCTCGTCCGGCGTAAAAATCTTCGGCAGGCTGAACTTCACAACCTGCAAGATGGCCGCCGGGTAAATCAGCATGAAGTTGATGTCCTGCGCAGAAGCGCCCTTCACATAGCCCCAGTTGGAAGAACCGTCGTTGAGCGTGATGGCCGTGTAAAAGCGGGTCTTCGGAACGTACACGATCGGCATCCCGTTGTAACCGGAAAGCTGATTGGAGACACCGGAATCGGAGCCCCACTGACGGTTCACCGCCTGATTCATGACCGGCTTCAGGTCGGAGCTGACGTACAGCCTGCGGCCTTCCAGCGGAACCTCGTCGGCGTCGAGCTGGCGGGATGCCTCGTCGATGGCCGGCAGGATGGTTGCTTTGTCGAGCGCCGCGGGCGTCGCCTTGGAAATCCCGGCAGCAGACGCATACTTTGCAAAGCGGTACGCGTCCAGCTCCGGAACGACCTGCAGCCGCATGAAATCACCCGTCACAGTGCCGAACGTCAGACCGAGCGTTTCCTCGTTGTCCAGCCGATCGATGCTGATTTCCTTGCCGCGTTCCTCGGCAAGCTGCAGCGTTTCCCACGCGGCGGTGACGTCGCCTTTCGGGTAGCCGGTTTCGCGGCTATAGTCGCCGAGGCCGGTCGTCGAAACTTTCAGAACTTTGACCTCGTTCGTGCCCGTAAAGTCGGGCCGGGTCGCAGCGTCCATACCGTTGGTTACCGACGCGCCCTTGTAAATTGCGTCGATAATCGGCACAAACTTCTGTGCGTATTCGATTGCGTTAGCCATTATTTTTTACCTCCATTGTCAGCGGTTTGAATGCCGGCGCCCTTCATGGCACCGGCGACGAAAGCGTCCAGCCCGGCGTCCGGGGATTCATGGTGTTCGCCGGCGCTGTCGACGTGAGCCGCCGAGGCCTCCGGGGTCTTGCCGTCTCCGGACTTGTCGTCCTCAAACAGGAACGCTTTTTCGGTTTTCAGCTTTTGGAGCTGCTCGTCGAGGCCGAGGACGCCGCCCTTGTCGTCCAGCTTGATGGTGTCAAAATCGAGAAACGGCCGAACGGCCTTCACGTCGCGGGCCTTAGCACCCACCAGCGCCAGGTTGACCGCGCTGTCGCGCTTGAGCGCCGAAACGTCGGTGTCGTATTTCGTCTGCGCGTCCGTGACCTGCTTTTTCAGGGCGTCCACATCCACGCCGTCGAACTTCTTGACGGTTTCCTGCAGACCCTTGATGGTTTCGTTGGCCTTGCCGAGTTCGGCCGCTTTGTCGTCCAGCTTGTGCTTGTCGACATAGCCGCCTTCGGAAAGATCGGCGAGCTTCATTTTCTTTCCGTCGACGGCTTGCTGGAACTGGTCATAGGTCAGCGCTTTATCTCCGAACAGTGCTTTCAAATCCATGATGTACCTCCGCCGCAGCGATTTAATTTATATAGGCGCGGCCACTCCGCGCCCGTGCGGCCCCCGGCATTTAAAGCCCGGCCGGGGAAGGGGCAGATTGTATGAAAAAGTGCCCCGGTTTTCCGAGACGCTGTTCATCTGAAATTCAGCATGAAAAAACCGCCGGCGCAAAAAGCGGGGCGGTTCAGTTGAAATTGATATCCGGCAAAATAGATCGCAGTGTTTTACCCTGGATGACCCAGTGGTCAAGCAGATCGTCCGCATCCTGAAATACTAAATCAATATCGCCGGGGGAATCCTCCGCAGTGACATAGAATTTGCCATCAGGTGAGCATATAGAATACTCTTTGCCGTTATATCCGAAATCGGGCTCCTGGCACATAAGGACGCCTTTGAACTGCTCAACTGTCATTGCGATCATCCCCTTTCAAAATATCAGCATTTTCATGGTGCTCCTGATCGGTCAGCTCGCGGGCCGGGCGATAACTCTTCCCGTTTTTATCCCAAAACACATCATGCGCATGTTCTCCATGAAAACCAAATGGGTGCTGCTTTGGGTGACCGTGATTGCCGCTGTGAATCTGCTTTATTATTTTACCGTTCGCATCATAAATCGTTCGGTCAAATTGCTTGCCTCCGCGGGAGGTCGTATCGATTACCGCATAGGGCTTATGCATGGACGGAATTTTTGGATGAACTTTTTCCACCCAGTTGTCCGTTGCCTTAATGATTCCGTCTTTATTATAGCGATAAGCGGAATATTTATCAACGGCCTTTTTTGTTTGCCCAAACTGCTTTCTGTGCAGCGCTCCTGCCGAACCCGAGCACCTGTTCACGCTCCCGCTGCCTGTCGAGTCCGGTATTTTTGGTGAAATCTTTAAGTTTTGCTTCCTGTCGCTTGAGCGTGACGGAGGACCTGTCGAACTTCTCTTTCAGGGCGTTCCGAAGCGGCTCGTCCGCGTCCTTCATGCCCGCACCGTACCCGACAAGCTCGCGCTTGGTCGCCCGGACGGCCCGCTCCATACCGCGCTGGACCTGTGTGGCGTCGTAATAGCTCAGCTTCTTGCCGCCGTATTCGACGGTGCGGTTGTTGTAGTCGTCGAGCGTTT